AGGGAAACATTCAGAGAACGTTCCTCTTCAGGCATATTAGATGCCTTTTCTACGTCAGGCGTAGACGTAGCGGTTCTGGATATACCAATACTGGCGTCTGCTGGAATTGCACAGCAACTAATTTCGTAGCATTCCCAGTCACGTATAACTACGTCCTCTGTGTTTTCTATCTGTTGAGAATCTTTTATTACGTACCCAAAACTTACATTTCGAATGATGCCATTTTTTATATCTCGATATTTTGAAGCCGCAAATTCTTCTTCGCTAAAACGAACTTTGGCATAACCTCTTTTCTTTTTCTCATCAATCCAAGCCCTTTCTACAACTCCAATTACTTTGTCAGGGTCATGGTTCCAGAGCAAAGGCGCCCCATCATTTAGGCGATCTAAGTTTGCACTCTTTTCTCTATGCTCAAGAATCTCATTGCCGAAGTAGCGAGCTACAGGAGTTTCAGAACTAAAAGGAAACTCAAGGGTGCGGTCTTCTTTCTCAACCTCTCTAACTTCTAGTTTGAAATCTCGTTGAACGAGAGTCTTTTCTAAGTCACGTTTGTTCTCCATCGTCTACTTCTGGTTTAGGTGTCTCTGACACTTTAGACAAAGCCTGCGTAGGAGTAGCAACATCACCCGTAAAGTTCAGCCCTAACTGTTCTGCCATATCAATTTCATTCTTTCTCGCTGTAAGAAACTCCTCAAGATCCATCCCTTGTTCTGCCAATACTTGACTCTGCAACTTGAACCCACTTTCAACTGCAAGTTTGTTGGATTGGCACTCTTTAAAGGGATCCACCCACCCTGCGCCTTTAAACATCCATCGAGCCATCTGATACCTTTCCGGCTCTGTCTGATAATTAGGCAACTGCAAAGCACCTGACAAAACAGCGACCTCTAGCCATTCGTTATAGACCTTTTCTAAAACAACCTCTTTTAGTTGAGACTGCAAAGCCTTAAATGATTCCTGATCTTGTAATAGATCAAGACGGCTAGAACTGTAATTACTTTGCGAACTATCCCTAGACAATGTTGAATAAGAAATTCCTAGAGATGCTGATAAAGCCCTAAGCATTGCACGGACAAAAGGCTCAAATTGACCATCTGGGGCGTGCATATCAGGAACATGTACTTGCTCACCTGGCCCAAGCAACCTAACCGAACCAGGACTTAAGTCATACACTCGGTCATCGTCAACAATGCCATCGCCTTCTAGTTCTGACTCCGGCGAACTGATCCATGCAGTAAGGCATGACCCTGCTCTGGCTCTGACGATTTCAGCTTGTTCATATCCTTCTAAATGGTGCATACGCTGGATAGCGCTACTCATCCACGGAACGCCTCTTGTCTGTCCGGGTCTGTCGAACTTTGCTAAATGAATACAAGAATCAGCATCTACAAAGATGTGTTTTTTGCCTTCTGTTGGTTGATTTACAAAGAGAGTGTCCCCAGGGTGACGAGTTAAAAAAGCATATTTCCTTGGTTTTCCCCAGTTGTCTAAAAGCACTCCCATTTTCCATTGCCAGCCCTTCTTCTCTGCTTTGCCTTGATAGTCCGTATCGACCATATCCGCTTCCAACAGTTGCAGCGCGAAACGTACTGAACTATCACCAAATTTTTGTCCCTTAATAATCCTTATCCAGCATTCGCCAGATTCAACCCAAGCCGCAACCGCTGAACGGATGATTTCTGAATATGCAAGCTTTCCTGCAACATCGCAATTTTGCGCCTTAGACCATTTATGAAAAGCCCTTTCAATTTGGTCATTAACTTTTTGGTTTAGTTTCCCGCCTCGCATTTGGCGCACTTGCGCTTGAAGACGTGGGCCAGTCCCAGCGACATTTTCAACAATGACTCGAACAGCGTTCTTGCAATAGTCTTGATCCCTTACTAACTGTCTCGAACGGTTTCTTAACTTTTCAAGGCTGCCTTTTATTTCGTTATCAGCAGAAGTAGTCGAAGTGACCCACCCTGAAGTTAGGCGCGATACTTCGGCCCCGGCAAATTGCCGTTTTCTTTGAGGCTTCATTGCTTTTGGGTTTGGCTCCCAAAGTGCGGTCCATGCGTTGACAATGCCCATAATTAATTCCTAAAAGCGAACGTACATAGATTGTGGATTGCCTAAACCATTTGCAATCAACTGACTCCTTTGTGCTCTCTTGAGTTGATACTTAAGACGACTTTCTAAAGCCATCAAATCAGATAACTCATATTTCTTAAGCGAACGTCCGCCGATTGAATACTCTTTTACGACTCCACCAGAAACCAGCGTTCTAATAGCAGATTGAACAGCGTCTAGGTCTTGCTCAACTTGTGACTTCTCTTGGATCGAACTTACGCCGCCCGTATAAGCAAGGCTTTGTTGAATTAACAGCGAACCCGTGCCAACTGAATATTTATCTGACCCTTTCGAAACCTCACATTGCCAGAAGTAATCACCTGCTGTTAAAGGCGCAGTGTCGCTAGCGCTTAAAGAGAACTCCCATCCAGTTCCATAAGTAGACCCCGTAGTAGTTAATCCAGATGAGCTATTTGTTCGGATGTAGAACTTCATTGCCCACGAATCGGTGGACTGAAGCGCATCCCCGAACGGATCAACTTGGCTAGATTCCCTCCACTTATAGGTAAAGCCAGCCCTCATTTCTGACGGGATATTCATGCTGAACCTCTACCAGTTGTTGACATAGTTCTTTTTATTTGATGCTTGTCTCGATTTTAGACGGGATTCTGAAGAAGATTTAGCGGGATTTAAGAGACGTTTAGTGAAAATTTCGCCAATTTTAGCCCTTGGGTAGATCATATAAAGACGATTAAGGCCGCAATAGGCCATACAAAGACAGTCCAAAGCCTCGTTACGAGTTCCCGGCTTTAGTGTCCACGTTGGAACCTGAAAACCAGAGCGATTAGTTTTTAATATTTGACGTTCTGCTGTTAGTTGTCTGAAATAGTCTTCGCCTGTTTGGGCGTGAAAATGTAAATACCCTGGGCCAGGTTCGTTATGTTTCAGTCTACCCATTAAAGCATCTTTTGCAGTATCACCGCCCATTAAGTAAAGGGTTAATGCTTTTTTCAAGGACCGACCCTTAGCGTTTATATCTACTTTTGAACCGCGACCAATAACAGGTTTGCGAGCTTGGTTTGTTCCTTTAATCGCTATAACACCTTGCGCCTGACGTTCACGGCAATATTGATATGTAGCTTGTGTCGCCAATCCGCCGGAGTCAATAACTGTGCAATCAGGTTTTAATTTCACTTTCTTCTCAGGGTTACCCGGCACTGGCACTTCATATTCAGCCCCAACTAAAACGTCTAAAACTTCCCACACATGAGATTGATGAGGATCGCCAAGAATGACTTGATGATCAATAAGCCAACCTTCTTCAAAACGATCAGGGGTGACATTCCATCCCCAAATAGACACTTCTAAGCGCTGATTCTCGCCGCCCATTCCGCCGCCACCTTGTACGTCAACTGCAAGAGTGATTGTCTGAACACCCTCTGGAATCTGCCCCGGTAAATACCCTTCACAACGTTTTAAAAGACCCTCAACACTGACAGGAGAAACATGATCAGAATCCCAAGTTTCAGACAGCCGAGTATTTACAAAAGTGCGTAACAAAGGCGCATCTGTTTTTGCTTTTAGAAATTCCTCGACCATATTTTCCCAACTGAACCAACCCAAGGGGCTATACAGACCATTCAGATGAAATCCTGCGGTTTTGTTGTCTTGACTGTCGGCTGTATCTCTCCACTCACCCTGTCTAAGCATTGAGGTTTTATGTACCTCTTTAAATCTGCCCGTACATTTCTCGCATTCGTATTGAACCGTTGAAGGGTCGTTATCTTCATATTTTAAGTTTTTAAATTGCAGGTGCTGCATATGACCACATAAGGGACAAGGCAAAAAGAATCTTTTTTGCGAAGTAGCTAAAAACTCAGCCTCAATTCGTGAAAAATCTTTAACGGTAGGTGTAGAGGTAAGCAATATCTTCTTTCTTGCAAATGTGGTTGTACGTTTTTCGGCTAATGCGCAAGGATCCCCCTCCCCTTCAATGTCACTAGGAAAAGCATCTATTTCATCCATAAACAAGTAACGAATTGGAGCCGATCTAAGGCCCGTGGCGCTGTTAGCCCCTGTAATTAAAAGAATCCCGCCCGGAAATTCCTTACTAAACATTGTGTTTCCACTATCCCTAGACCTTGCAGGAGCAATCTTTGAAGCCAAACAAGGCGTTTCCGTAAACATACTTTCGAGCCTTTGTTTAGACAGACGGCGGCTCATTTCGATAGTCGGTTGCACCGCGAGTGCACTTGATGGGCTGTGATCCACTATCCAGCCGAGAAAATTCATGCCAAGCTCAGTTTTTCCACATTGGCTTGCAAACATCAGAACAACTCTTTGAATCGGCCCCTGGCTACTCAATAAGTCCATAGGCTCTTTGAGATAAGGCGTTCTTTCCACTCGATACTTGCCCGGTTCTGCGCTTGCCTTTGAACTTAATAGGCGATATTTAGAAGCCCATTCACTAACAGATAAAGGAGCCTCTGGTTTAAGACCTTCTAAAAAAGATTGCTTCCAGGCGTTCATGCTGCCTCTACTAATTGCTCTAGTGCCGCACGATGTTCTTCAGTAAGCAGCTTATGTATAGCTTGTGCGTCGGTTTCACCTGCAATCTCATTCGACAACCGATCAGCCAAATTGGCCAAAGACTCTCTAATACTCCTGCCAAGTTGAAAGCTCGTTTTCTTAATCTCTGAAACTGGCATCAATTCTTTCTTTTGCTGCGCAACCTGTATCTTTGCCAGCTCGCTTAAATAATGTTCTTTCCTAGCTCGGCTCACGTTGTAATCAGGTATCGCATCATCTGGTAACGCATCAACCTTTTTCTTTAGTTCCTTTTTCGTTGGCGTAGGAATAGTAACTACACCGCGTCCGGGGTCCGTGTTTTTATTCCATAAGTCCATAGCCATTTCTTTATTAACCAGATCACGCCCGTTGTGGTTAACAATCGCTGCGTCTAATACTCCAGTCTTCTTTTTCTTTGTAACCGCTGCTCTACTAACGTTTTTCAGCTTTGCTAATTCTGCAAAAGTGATGAGCATTGATCGTTTGTTAACCGCTAACACTACATATAGTAGCCGTGTCGTTTACCTGTTAACCTTATTGAGAATATGACGCTAGCTGAAAAAAATTTTTT